GTATCAAGAAAGGGATTTAGAGAATTGCGTGGAATAATGTAATAATGAATAAATCAGCTATTCTACTAACATCGATCGATACATTTTATAATATACCCGAGAATAGAGCTACACTTTTAGAAATTTTAAATAAAACAGGTGGCATTTCTTTAAGAAATCTCGAATGGTTTATAACAAATTATTCAAAGAAAAACAATTTATCATATAAAACGACTGACGGTAAAATATTTAGTGTACATTGCGCATATAAATCGAGTTTAGACGGGTATAGTAAAAAACTTTTTGATCCGTTTTGTCGTTCATCTAAAATATCATATACTGTACCGGGTACATCCAATGAAATACATACGACTGTTGCACAGCTGAATTTCATAAGATGGTGTATAAAAAATAACATAATCGAGTATATACACGATCATAAAAATGCACTTTTTTCTAAACAAGTGTCATGATACCGTTTTCAAAAATGAATGTCTGGTATCCTACATAATATAAGTGTAGTGTATAATCACTTGAAAGACCGACTTTCATATTTATATCTAAAACAGTTCTATTTGTTTGTAACTGACTAAAATCCAACATTCCCGATGGTTCCACATTAATCGGATTCATCGAGAATGCATATGTATAAATGTTTCGCAAAGGTCGTGATAAACGACTTGAAAATGGAACAACATATTTAAAATATTTATGATCACTATCTTGAATATTTGGTACATCTTCACCATTTACAAATATTTTTGCACTTGACATGGGTGGATTGTAAAATTCGTTATTTACGGAATATTCTACATTTGAAGAGAAATTATACCTATTCGCGAATACGTTTGCAAGTAAAGTTGTACCACCCGTGACTATATCTTCATTTTCAAACGCGGTTTGTCTTAAAAACCAATTAAGTGTTTTTACAGGTGTTTTTGGAACAAGTTCAAGTTTTGCGTTTTGTACACCCACTGGTATATCTAAAGTAGGGTGTTTTTTAACAATATCGGTAACGAGTACATGTCTTTTATTTGCTATATAGCTACGTTCAATTGGTTCGAGTGCTATTTCTTCGGTAACGATATCAAATTCGTTTAAGGAAAGAGAATTTGTTTCGTTCGTGAAAAAGGATTGTTTATGAAATTCAAATTCAAACTGGAGCTTTTGTTTGTGTATGGCACACGTTGGAAAGTAAGGGCGATTTGGTGTGTTTGTTTCATATTCATCACTTTCATATTTACGCGAAAAAAGTAAAGGTATTGGTATAAAAACACGCGACTTATTTTTGGCTAATATTTGATTACCTGGTAGTAAAGACGTATCTTCTGCATTATTTCTATTTAACGTGTACCTTTTCGTTCGTTTTTCGGATTCATCTAAATATAACTCATCGTATATGATACCCCAATCTCCATGAAATTTTTCAACAACCGTTTCATCTACGCGCATGGTTATTGATTTAAAAATATGTCTACCAATTTGGTCTGCGTAATAACTATCGGAACCTAGAGCGGGTAATTCAAAAGATATGTACATGTTTGCTAAAAGATCTCCCATGTTTCGTGGATTATACGTAACTTTTATGGTTTCACCAAAAGGCCAAGACGTCGAAGAATTACTTGGTTTATTTACGTTTAGACTTTTATGAAACTTTGTAAAATTTGCGTGTCTTTTAGGTTCATACTTAAAGAGTGAATGAATGGGGTCGTCTTCTAAAAGGTATGTATCTTGTTTACCAATTGCATTAAGTGATACTATAGAACCTGTATTTGGTCCAGATGTATCACACATACTTACTACTTATTGTTTATATATTTTTAAATCCCTTTTCCACATATCGATATGAGACATTTGTTGTAATGTATCAAGCTCGATTCTAGATTTTGATGTTTCTTCCCTGATACTTTGTATAGCTTCGAGTGTATACTGATACGTTTTGATATTCAAGAGATATTCATATGAACCATCGATTTTATCGAATATTTTTTCCATTTCACGTTCGAGTTCTACCCGTTTACGTTTGAAAACAATTAATTTTTCATGAATAACCATATCAATAAACTTCGACATATTTTCCAATTTTTTAGCCTTTTCTTTTAATACACGTATAAGATGTGCTTTTCTTTTTTTATACATCTCTGCTCGTATTTTAACAAAGTCTATAAGAATTTCTTCTGGACTTTCGTATTTATGAATACCCTTTACTGGGTGAAATAAGTGCATATTTGAGACATGGAATGTCTTTTGGAGTTTAAAATCTTTTACTATATCTTTACCCGTGTACCCTTCAATAGTAAAATCAACAGTATCAGTCGTACTGTTATTCACGTAATTCGTAATCTTTTTCTTTTCGATAAGGGTATCGAGATACTCTTTGTAGTCCTGTGTCCAACGTCCCGGTGGGAGTTCTGTTATTGATATATTTTTACTCGAAGATTTCCATACACCTTCTGTAATCCATAATCCATCTTCATTACTAAACACGCGACCCGTGAATTTATCAAACCATGGTTTCATAGGAATTACATTTTCACCTGCAATAACACGTCTTATATTCATACATATATCGTCTGGGTTAAACGGTGGTATATATGAACTGAACCCAGTACCAATACCCTCTGTTCCATTTACTAAAACAGTTGGTAAAATAGGAACATAATAGTCGGGTTCGATCTGTTTACCGTCGTCGTCGAGATAGTTTAGAACTGGATCGTCTTTTGGGTCAAAGAGTATTCTTGCACTTTTAGTCAATTTTGTAAATATATACCTCGTTTGACTCGCGTCTTTACCACCCATGAGACGTGTACCGAATTGACCACATGGTTCGAGTAAATTGATATTATTTGAACCCGTAAAATTATGTGCTAATTTTACAATAGTATCTGCCAAAGACACTTCACCATGGTGATACGACGTTTTTTCAGAAACATATGCGGCCAATTGTGCAACCTTCATTTCCGACGTAAGATTACGAGTGAAACACGCGTATAACACTTTTCGTTGAGACGGTTTTAAACCATCGGACACGTGTGCAATAGATCTTTTTAAATCAGCGAGACTGAAATTTACAAGATCTTTATGAATAAAATCAGAAATACCAAGACGTTCAACGTTTCCATACGGTACTTCAAGTTCAGACGCCTTCTTTTCTGTACTTTCAAGTAACCACGTTTTACGCAAATCTGATTTCGTCTTATCAAATGCAAGAATTATAGACTCGTCCATTGAATCATCTGTATCAAATTGAACGGTAAGGTCTTTGATCTTCTTGAAATATTCACGTGCCTCCGCAGACGTGGACGTACCGAGACCCTTATAATATTTAATTTTCCACCCAGCTTTACCATTACCATACCATTGTCTAAACGTCGAGTCCGTATAAAACGATTTAGTTTCCGAACCCTTGGACGCTTTTATGATAGGAGTGACCATACTTACAACAAACTTGAGTTTAAGTAAACTCGGCCAGAAATAGTGAATCATGTTAAGAATGAGACCTTTAATATGACTCCCATCGTTATCTGCATCTGTCATGATCATGAGTCGCCCGTATCTGAGTTCGGAGAGTGATGTATACACTTTTCCTTGTTGAAGACCCAAAATCTTTTTAAGATCATTAAACTCCTTGTTTTCTGTAAGTTGTTTTACACTCGCATCACGTACGTTCTTACATTTACCCCGAAGTGGGAAAACACCGTAATGATCACGTCCAACAACCGAAAGACCAGCAATTGCAAGTGTTTTTGCAGAATCACCTTCAGTAACAATAAGAGTACACTTACCAGAGTGTGTAGTACCGGCTTTATTCGCATCATCGAGTTTTGGGATACCCGTTATTTTTGATTTACGAGACCCATCCGTTTTTTTCAATTCTTTCATTTCACGAAACTTTGATAAAGCCAATAACTCCGATTGAATACCCGTTTTTAGAATATTCTTTATAAACGTTTTTGGTGGTTCAAATTTACTCCCGAAATCTTGTGGCTTGAGTGTACACTCCGATTTAACCTGACTACTAAAACTCGGATTGACGAGCGTCGCTTTTACAAAAACAAAAAATGCGTTCTTAACCTGTTGGGGTCGAAGTTTTATCTTCTTTGCCATATCTTCGATAATACCGTTTGCGAGTATTCCGGAAACGTGGTCAACGTGTGAACCACCTTTTGTGGTACATATACCATTCACAAATGATACGTGTTCAAATCCATCATCTGAAGGTGCGATACACACTGACCATCTATCACTCGTAAATGTACATATTTCATCTGATTTCGTGTACATTTTTGCGTACGTATTGAATGTTGCTTTAGGTAATGCGTCACCTTGAAATTTCACTTTACAATTTTGTGACGTACAAATATTCGCATCATATACCCGCTTTTCAAATATTTTGTATATAGAATCATCCATTTTTGACATACCAAACCGTTTCCAATCGGGGACGAAAGTAATAGAAACGCTCGACGTAGCATTCGAATACTTTTTTATTTTGGGTGTACCACACGTTCTCATATTATCTGACCATTCTTGTGTATATATACACTTGTTTTCACCATCTTTAATTTTTATAGAAAACATCGATGAATATACATTCGTAAGCTTTGCACCATATCCATTACGTCCACCCACGAGACGTTTTTGTGTATCATCATAGTTTGTACTCGTAAGTAAATGTCCAAATGTCAACTCGGGATTCCATAAACCTTCCTTTTCATGCATTTTAACCGCGATACCACCCAAAGGTCCATTATTTTCAATGGTTATTTGGCCAGTCGTTTTATCAATAGAAACATTGAGTGACGTTACATTTTTTGGGTACATAGAGTTTCGGTCGATCGCGTTTACTAAAATTTCATCGAATATTTTTAAAAGTGCCGGTGAATACACTACCATTTTCTTTTCAAATGAATCATTTTCATAAATCCAATAAGGTTCAGCTACACGTGAAACGGGTCCAACGTATGAATCTGGACGCTTTAAAATATGCTCCACGTGTGTGAGTTTTTGAATACTTTCACCCATTTATGTTATATAAAGTCGTTTATTTAAGTATATTTTTAGTCCTTCGAACCAGTATACTAATTCATCTTTTGTTTTTGACTTGGGTCTCGAATATATGGTTTTTATACGACCACACTCGCGGTGTCTAAGTGATACAGGGTTAATATTTTTATAAGACGTTATATAACATGCATAACAGACACGTTTTATATTTGTACCAAAAAATTTCAGATATTCAATATTGTTATATGTAAAAATAGGTCGCATTTTTCTATATTCTCGAACAAGTATACGTTCTTCTGTCGTTTTTGTATGTACACACGGCTCTAAAGGGCATTCACACAAATAACACTCTTTTGTCCACTTAAGATTCATTTAAAAGTAAAAGGTTTTATCTTTTATATTACTCACCTAAAGTGAAGCTATATGTTCTTTTAAGTCTTATAAAGAACCACATCTTTTACTAACCTAAGTTATTTTATTTTTAGTATAAATTAAGATGTCGCAATACTTTCTACCGACCGTGATTCAAACGAATTTTAATGATACTAAAAATGTACTCACTAAAAAACATCAATCGAATATTCAAAGTTACGATGATTGTTTACGTGTATCTAAAACTTTAAAAACAAGTAAAAAAACACCAGAGGAAATGGCGATAATTCTCGAT